CGAACCGGCCGAGATCGTGCCGACTGAGTTGCCGAGGTAGTCGAGGACGGTGAGGGTGAATGAGCCGGTGTTCGCGATGAAGTGGTGCGGCCCTCCGGTCGGATAGCTGTCGAGGTCGTCGAGGAAGCCGTTGAGGGCGCCCGCCGTGTCGACCTCGTAGGCGAACGCCTCGCGAGCAGAGAGGTTGATGTCGTCCGTCTGTGAGGCCAACTCCTCATAGCCGTAGGGCGAACCGCCCGGCATGAGCGGCACCGGGTCGTCGAACTGAATCGACTCGATCTGAAACGCAACCTCGCCGCTCTCGAAGCCCGAGACGACGGCGTCGAGCCCTTCGTCAGTCGAGTTCGAGAACCGTGCCTGCGTGGCGTGATACCCGCCCCACGTCACCGCCTCGCCGAGAGCGGGCGCCGACGGCAGGATGACCTCGAACGAGGCCGGCTTGAACACGAGTCCCGAGGCGACCTGCACGCCCGCGACGGCGACCTGCGGCTCGATGCTGTCGCCCGAGTTGATGCCGAACAGCCGTGCTTGTGCCGCCGTCGCCGTGCCCTGCAGTGGAACGAGCCGGCGCGGGAACGCCCGCGCGGTCATGCCACCCGGGTCGTCATACTGCTTGCGCAGTTGGAACCGGGTCGTCGTCCCGTCGCCGATGCCGATGAGTTGGTCGAGCATCGTCGGCGCGGTCTTGCCATCGCTGTTCGTCGTGAAGTCGATCGAGTCGATGAAGTAGAAGCCGTAGAACCCGCCGCGGCGCGCGAGGAAGAAGTCGGTGAGGGTGCTCGTGTTGACGATGCCGTCGTAGTTCTCGCGCTGCGCCGTCCATCGCCACTTCGGCTCTTCGAGGATCTGCACGCGGCTCTCGCCGCCGCCGTCCGCGACGGTGTATCGCGTGTCGAACGCAGGACCGCCCGCGAAACCGTACGAGTAGCCGGGAGGGAGGAAGACGGGGTCGATGGAGTTCGTCATGGGCGGATGCCACTGCGCCCGCGAGCCGAAACTCCGGCGGTTGCGAGGGCTGCCTTCACCTGCTGGCCGATGGTCTGCCCGGCTGCCCAAGCCTGCTGCTTGTTCATCGGGGCGGTGACGTTGATCTGGATCGTTGGCCCGCCGCCGCCCGCGGACGCAACGCCGAGGCGGCCCTTGCTGTCGCGCTGTAGCGGGACGATGGCCTCTTCGGTGCTCCGGCCGCCCTCGGCAGCCGAGTAGAGTTTGCCCGCGCGCTGGAAGAAGGTGGGCTCGCTGATGACCTGGCCCGACATCGCGGGGATGTAGCCGCCCGACAGCCGGGGGGAGAACGACGACGTAGCCGTCACACCGAAGCCGCTGATGGCGGTGCCGTTCCCCGGGTTGCTATTGCTCGCAAGGCCCGCGCCGATGTTGCCGAACAGGTTGGCGAGGGTCTGCGTGATGAGCCGGTTCTGCGCGATCCGCAGAAGATCCTCCGCGAGCGCCCGAACGGCGTCCCTTGCGGTCGTTGCTTGGCTCCCGAGCGTCGACAGGAAGTTCCCGAGCGACTGGCCCACCTGCTCGCCCGTCTGCGCCGCGCGTTCCTGCGCGTCCGCCAACTCCTCGAGCGCCGTCCGGCGGCGGACGTACTCATCGAACGCGCCATCCTTCAGCCCGGCCTGCCGCGCCTCATTCTCGGCGCGGACGAGTTCGATGTACTGCTCGCGCTCGCGGCCGACGAGTCGCAGCGCCTGCTCTTCCTGCTGCAGGGTGCGGAAAAGTTCGGCGCCGCGGTTCAGCCCGCCCCGGGTCGTAGTCTGCCGTCGCTCGGCTTCCTTCTCAACGAGGAGTTCGTAGACCTCGAGCAGCTTGAGGGCTTCCTGGTACTCGTCTGCCGTCTTGTCGACGCCGATGTCGGCGAGGCTGTTGAGGATCTCCTGCCGCTTCTGCAGCGCCTCGCGAGCTGTGCCCTGCTGCTCGAGCAGGGCGTTCTCGTCACGCAGCGAGCGGAGGATCTCGGCAGCACGCTCGCCGCGTCGCGGATCCAGACGGGCATCGATGATTCGCTCTTCCTCGTCGGCGAGTTGCTTGAGGACTGCGAGCTCCTCCTCGCGAAGCTTCCGCCCGGATGCAATGCGAGCGGCCGCGATCTCGGCCTGCCGCCGAATCTCCCGCTGCTGCTCAGAGGTGGCGCCAAGAAGTGCGACCTCCTTGCGCCGCTCTTCTACCAAACGAGTGATCGCGTCGACCCGTTGACGCTCTGTTTCGGCGACCTCCTTAGTCTGTTCGTTCCCAGTCCGCCCGGTTCGAGCAAGCTCGCCCTGGATGCGTGACGCCTCTTCCAGAACACCCGAGGCCGCCCCTTCCTTCCCTTCTAGGCGGTCAAACTCCGACGAGATGGCGGCGATGGCCGACTCGATGTCTGCCGCGATCCCGACGAACTTGAAGCGGGCCGGCCCGAAGATCGATGCCGAGAACTCCTCCTCGGTCACCGGCTGAAGCCGAAGACCGGTAAGCCGTTCGACCGCGTTCTCCAGAGTCGCGAGTTCGAGACTCGACTTCCCTAGTCGCTGTGCATCCTCGGTGAGCGCCCGCAGCTTCGCGATCGCATCCGGGGCGCGCTGCTGCAAGGCAGACAGGACTCGCTCGGCCGGGACTGTCGTCGTCGTTCCGGTCTTCTGGAGTTCACGCAGTTCGACCAACTGCTGGCTAAGCAGGTCGCGTAGCGAATCGGTCGCCCGCTCTGTCCCACGAAGCAACGCCGTCCGGATTGCGTCAAACTGGCGTGCTGATGCCTCCGTGTCGGCAAGGTCTTCTTGGAACTTCTCCAGTTCCCTCGACGCATCGCCCACCTCGCCGCCGAACACTGCAAACGCCGCCCCTGCGACAGCGAGGGCCGTCCCCACTGCCACGATCGGGTTCGCGCGGGCTGCAAGTGCGAGGCTGCTAAGAGCGCGCTCGCTCCCGAGCACCGCCGTCGAGAACTGCTGAACCTTCGACAGCGCCGAGAACGTGACGAGCCCGGCGAGGCCGACCGCGGTTGCCTTGAGCGCGTTCGCGAGCAGGGTCCCGGCCTGGCTCGCGTTCTCCATAGCCTCGGTGTCGCCGGCCAGGATCCGAATTGCCTCGGTCCCGGTGTCGGTGATCTCTCGCAGCGCCGCAGACGCTCCCCGTTGCCCCGACTGGCGGAAGAATGCGTTTGACGCATTCCCGAGCTTCGCGAACGAGTCGCCGAGCGTTCCCGCCGTCGCCGCGGCTTTCTCAGATGCCGAACCGAGGGCGTCCTGGTCGCTCGCGAGGTCCGAGATTTCGCGCCGCGTGCGCACGAGGCTCGTGAGCAGATAGCCGAACTCGGTTCCGACGAGCGCGACCGCGTCCTGCAGGTCGATGTTCGCACCGGCGAGGTTCTCGAGCGCCCGCTCGTAGTTGCGCGGGTTGACGTCGTCGAACGTGAGGTTGAGGCGGTTGAGGGCTTCGGCCGCGCCATCGGCGCCGTTTGCCGGGTCCGCGAGTTGCTGCAGGATGCGCGCGAGGCCCGTGCCCGCGATTCGAGGCTGCACGCCCTGTTGCTGCAGCAACGCGACCGAGGCTGTGACCTGCTCGAGGGAGACGCCGAGTTCACGGCCGACCGGACCCACCTTGCGCAGTGAGTCGGCCAGGCTGCTGACCGAGGACGTTGTCGCGTCGGCCTTGCTGACGAGTTGATCGGCAACGCGAACCGAGTCCTCGATACCGAGGTTGAACTGGGCCAGCGTGTTGATCGTCGTGTCGCCAGCCTGCTCGAGGCCGATGAGCCCCGCACGGGCGAGGTCGCTGACAGACGGCAGCGCGGCAATCGCTTCCTCGGCCGAGGCACCCGCCTTGGCGAGGCCGATGAGCGTCTCAGTCCCGTCGTTGAACGAGAACCGCGAGCTTCGCGACAGGTCGTTCGCGGCGTCTTCGAGCTTCCGCAGTTCCTCGGTCGTCGCACCGGTGACCGACTGCAGGATGCGCAGGTTGTCCTCGGCCGAGCTAATGGCGTTGATGCCGGCCCGGACACCGAGGAATGCCGTCGCGGCGACCGCAAGCTGCCGAAGGCCGCGCGCGGCGATGGTGGACGCTCCGCCGAGAGTTCCGAGCCGCCGGTTGAAGTCGCGCGCCGCCCGACCGCCACGGGTAAGTCCGGCGCCTGCGCGATCGGCTGCCGCGCCCGTGGCCGCGACTGGGCGCGTGGCCTTGCTGGCGCTGCCGGCGAGATCGTCGAACGTGCGGTCGGCCTTGTCGACCGACTTGCCCATCCGCTCGACAGCGCGCGCCGTCCGGTCGACCCGCTCCTCGAGCGCGCGCGCCGCCTTCTGCGCTTTCTCCGTCGAAAAGAAGACTTCGAGTCCGCCTAGATCCGTCACGCTACGCGCCCCCCTCGAGCTTCTCCGCCATCACGCCAGACATCGCGCCGAAGACCTGCGCCATCCAGCCCCAGTGCTCGGGATCCACTCCGCGCATATCGAACCATGCCCGCGCCTCGGACGGCTTCGTCTCGCCCTGGCACGCTTGGTGAAACCGCATGAACTCCATGAACAGGTGCTGCTCGGCGTCGTCGATACGAGGGCGCTCGGCCCATCCGTCGGGCATACGACGGGGCGCGATGCCGCGGCGCCGCAGTCGCTCGTTCTCCCGTTCCCTCGCTTCCAGGTCCGCGACCGCGTCGGCGTTGACCCGGAACCAGCGAAGGAACTCGGTCAGTTTCCCGAGAGGGCTTCCGGTCGGAAGACCTGCCGAGACTTCGACTGGATCTTGATCCAGATCCGAAGCTCGTCGAGCTCGGGATCGGCGAGAGCGGCAGCCATCGCGGCCGAGTCGTAGGTCCGCTCGGGGTCGTTCTTGATCTTCCAGTCGACGACGAGCCCGGTCGCCGTGGCGATGGCGTCGATCTCGCGCGCGGCGTCCTCGTCGATGGGACCGTCGTCGTCGCCGTGCTGCAGAGCGTGTTCGTCTTTGGCCTGGGCGTAGGCCATGAGGTGCTCGGGGCACCATTCACGCCGCAGTAGGAAGGCGTCTCCGCTGTCGGGGTGCTCGACCCAGACGCCCTCGCGGGACTTCTTCGGGTCGGTGCGCAGGGACTGAAAGAGCGGGACGCCATTGTTCTCGGACATGTGTTCTCGGGGGATTGGGGGTTCTCGGTGTGCGCCCCGCCGCTAAGCGGGACGCCGCGCGCCGCTAGGCGGAACGCTGGTAGAAGGACAGCACCTCGACCATGCGAGCGGTGCCGGCCGTGCCGTAGCCCGCGCCGTCGCTCGCGTCGTAGGGCGCACCGCCGGCCTCGGCGGTGAACGTGAGGTTCTGCGCGACCGGGTTGTTGCGGCCCGGGTTCGGGCGCTCGCTGACGTAGCGCGCCTTCGGGAACCGCCAGAGCTGGCAGCGACCGTCGGCGTCGGCAACCGCGATCTCGACCTCGTAGAAGTCGTCCGCGAGCATGCCGGCGTGGTAGGTCGAGTCGATGTAGAGCAGCGACATCTGCACCGAGGCGCTGAACGTCTGCTGGTTGATCGCGATCGCCCCGAGGTTCCGGGTCGCCGACACTTCCTGCGCGTTGTTCGCGACGTTCATGCTGAACGACAGCGGGTCCACGCGGACAGCGTTCGTCTCGGCGAGGCCGTTCCGGAGCAGGCGCACCATGACCACGCTCTGGATGGCGTTCGCGAGCGGGTTCGAGTTCGCGATGACGGCCTCGTTCCAGTTCTGCACGTCGAAGCCGCCGACGGCCGCGCTCGTTGCGTCGTCGATGATCTGCTCGTCCTTGCCGATGAACGACATCGTGCCAGTCCAGCCGGCTTGCCCCGGCGCCACGGCGAGCTGCAGGCTGTTCGGGATCATGCCCCGGAACAGCGCCCAGTCGGTCGAGTCGAGCCCCGTCGTGCTCGTCGTGCCTGCGAGGCTCGTGTCGCTGTAGAAGCGCACGACCTGGAACGACCGCTCGTAGGTGCTGTTGCGGGTGTAGCCGCGCACAGCGTAGATCCGGACTGCGGTGCCCGCGAGGTCGGACGACAGGCCTGCGTAGGCTGCAACCGAAGCCTCGCCTGTGTCGTTCACCAGCGTGATCTTCGTGGACGTCGGGCTGGCCCCCACGCGGAACACCGTGTCGAGGTTCTTGTTCCCGAACCCTGTCGCGAAAATGATCTCGCCCTCCGCCGGTGTCCGGTCCCACCCAGTCCCATGATTGAGCGAGCTGTCCGAAACCTCGAAAGTCACCGCCTCATCCGCCGTCGTCACATCTGCCAGCGGCGTGAACCCCGCCGACGTCCAGCCGTCCTCGCGCGTCACGACGCTGTCGTCGTCGGCGTAGAGCAGGCCGACGAGGAAGTCGTCGTAGGTGTCGAGGCTGTACTGCAGTTGCAGCGACCCACCGACGTTCGCGCTGACGATGACCGAGCCCGAAGACTGCGCGTCGTTGCGAACTTCGTTGCTCTCGTCGCGCTGGAACGCGGTGTTGTAGTCCTCGCTGACGAGCCGCAGGACCCGCAGGTTGTTGTTGCCGCTGTTGGGGACGGTCGTATTGCCGTAGGAGCCCTTCGTCTCCTTGACGTAGCCGAGTCCGGGATTCTTCGTAACCGTCATGTCTGCACCTCGAAGTGGAATGGAAGCCGCACGTTGGACTGCCAGGTTTCAGCCGGCGTCCGCCCGATGACCGTCACGCTCGGAGTCCCGAACGTGAGGCCGTCGAATGAGCACTGGTCGAACGCTTGCACGATGGTTTCGCTTGCAGCCCGACTCGCGGCCTCCCCAGCGCCGAGCGGGAAGTTCGTCGCCACGAGCAGTCTGCCAGGTATCCGAACGGTCCTGACCTCGAGCTGCAGTGGGGTTAGCGCCTGGAAAGAGGCGAGCGCGAAGGGCGGCGAAACCGGTAGAGCGTCCGGCGCGTTGTCGAAGTAGGTCGGGATACCGAGCGGCGTCGCGACCGCCGCGTCCCACCGGTCCCGAATCGACCGGTAGGCGGTGATCGTGTTCGCGGCGATGCGCACGCCGACGATGCCCTGCGGTATGCGGGTGTCGTCGAACTCCCACGGCAGCGAGACCGCGACGCGGTAGTTGTTGCCCTGCCGGCCGATATCCCGGATGGTGGGCTCGTCGAGCATGTCGGCGCCTGCGTACGACTTGCCTCGGAACTCGGCCGACAACGACTCAGCGAGTGTGTAGGCAGCAGCGACGCCGGTGCCGGCAGCGACGTGCACCTCAGCATCAGCCGTCCCCGTGACGCGCTCGGTGGCGTTCGTGAGCCGCGCCGTGGACGACGGGCGGAACTGCCACACAAGCGCGGGCGGCGTAGCCGTGGCCGGCGGGGCGTTGCCCGGCAGGAAGGCCACACTTTCGCCGGTCGCCCAGGCGCGCGCGGCGTCCTCCATCGCGTTCGCTACGTCAGATAGCGCCACTTTGGAACTCCTGCATCGCGACCTGCAGCGAGTCGCCGAGCATCCCGCGCGGCGCGCTGACGTGGTATCCGCCGCGCACGAGAACCGTGCCAGCTACCCGCTTGCGTCGAGTCTTCGGGACGTGCGTCGCCTTGCTCGGGCCCGGGTCGCGCGGCGAGAACAGCCCGAACTCGATGATCGGTGCGTGCGGGACGTTGTTCTGCAGGTAGATGCGCTGCCCGAAGTCGGCTCGGTTGATGAGCGTGAGCCCCGCCTGCATCACCTGCCCGCTACCCGGGTAGGACTGCCGCCCTTCGGTGTTGTCCGCACCGGACGGCCCGTCGATCGTGACGTGCCAGCCCGCGCGCAACTGGCCGAAGTTGACCGGCGACAGGTTGATCGCGCCTTCGAGCACTTTGAACGCGAACTTGCGGAACCGGGGCATGAAGACCCGGTCCGGCAGCTCTTTCACCGCCTCCCGTAGCCGCTTGGCGTAGTCGCGCGCGTTGCTCGGCATCGCTACGCCCCCAACGCCACCGCGTATCCGATGAGGACCGCTTCGGCCGCATCGCCCGGGCCGAGGATCTCCTTGATCTCGAGCACCCGGTAGAAGGTGCCCGCGCGCACGCCGACCTGGTCGAGCATGGCCGGCGCCGTCGTGAGTTGCGCCCCCGGCACGACAACGGCCGTCATGGCCTGCTGCACGGTACTGTCGCTGAACATGCGCGTTCGGACCGGGTCCACGAGCATTGCCCGGATCGCAACGTCGGTCGCCGTCTCGGTGTAGAGGCGGGTCTCCGGGTCCTCGACTCGAGCGATGTGCCGCCAGGTCATCGCCGAGCCGAAGCCGTCGTCCTCGGTGGCGAACTCCTGCAACAGTTCCGCGAACTCGGCGCCGAGGGTCACGACCGCGACACCCCCGATCCCTCGCCGCCTGCGAGCCACGGATACACGAGCCCTTCGGCTTTGGCGCGGCGCTTCGTCATGCTGCCGCCGCCGCCGTTCGCATACTCGGTCGTCTTCTCGAACCCAGCACCCTTGCGGGTCTCCCGGGTGACCGACCCCCGATTGACCTCGTTAGGCAACACGTCATCGCCTTGCAGGATGTCGCCGGCAATCAGGCAGGTGGCTTCCTTGATGAAGTCCGGGACCGTGCTCTGATCGACGAGGCGCCCCCAATCGTCATGGCAGCCGTAGCGCGGGTAGCACAGACGCTGGCCGAGGTGCTGCGGGACACCGCGCAAGAGCGGGGCAACCTGCGCCTGCACCCAGTCGCGCGTCGCCTCGCGGAGCGCGATCTCCTTCTCGTCCTGCGTCTTCTCGGTCCAGAACGTCGGGTCGCCAAACCGGTTCCAGTAGGCGTCGGCGAACGTGATGTCGACGAGGCTCTCCGCATCGGCCTTGCCGGTGCCGTCCTCGACGATGAGCGTCGGCGGCGGCGCGTCCGTGCCGATCTCGTCCGTCCCGAAGTCGCCGTCGGCGCCGAGGATGTTCTCACCGCCATCGATCGCGCCGGCATCGATGGCGACGTCGCCTTGCGGATGGGCCGGGATACCGGACAGCGTCCCGGCGGCCTGGTCGATGAGGAACCCGGCCGTGATGTGCCCGCGTGCCGTCCGGTGGATGCCGTTCTCGAACCGGCTCGCACGCTGCGTGTGCAGGCCGTTGAACTCCATCGGCAAGCTACTCGGGTCGACGAGCGCCGCATTCGGGCGCGCGGCCGCGATGTCGGCCTGCTTGGCGCGGAACGCCGTCAGGTTCTCGTCCGTGCCGATCGGCGTCTTCGAGCTGAGTTGCACGATGACCTCGGCGACCGCATCCTGCCCCTTCGCGCGGATCGAGAACTCGTCGTCGATCGCGTTGAGCACCTCGAGCGTCTTCGCCTCGAAGTCGTCGGGATCGAGCCCGAGGTCGCTCTCGCCCTGCTCCCAGACCTTGAGCACCGGCCAGGGGATGAGTTTGAGCGGGGCGAGCTTCTCGAACGCCTCCTGAATGTGCTCGCGAACGAGGTGGATGAGAGGCCGCAGGCCCCACGTCAGCTTGAACGTGAGCGGCCCTTCCGCGACGAACGTGCCCGTGAGTTCGACCCAAGAGCCATCCTCCGCGACGTCGTAGACGAGGTTCCCGCTGTACTGCGCTGAGTTGTTGCCGCCAGCGCCCTGCAACCCCAGCACCGAGTTCTCGACGAAGACCGGGGCGTTGACTTCCCACGTCGAGAACGCGCCCGCAGTCGCCGTGAACCGGCCTCGGGCGGGGATCAGGCCGCTCGCAGCCTGCACCGTGACGGTCATCGACTGCGTGACGGTGATGTTGTTCGGTGACACGTCCCAGGTCACACCGGCACCGAACTGCGCCACGCCCGGGATCGCCTCTCGCGAGACCGACGTCGCGTTGACCGGCAGGTTGATGAGCCCGACGATGCCCGAATACTCGCCCTCGTCCGCGAACCGCCCCTTCATGCGCGCCATGAGCGACACGGGCGGCCCGAACGTGTTCGAGCTCATCCCGTAGAAGTGGTTGGCGTTGACGCCGATGTCGAGCGGTTCCCAGTCGCGGGTAACCGTGTTGAACGTGATGACCTTCGGGTCGACCGTGCTACCGCCAGGGAATGACGCCGCCGACGGGTAGAGGTCCGGGTCGCGGTCGTAGAGCAGCAGCGCAGACGAGATGTCGCCGACCTGCTGGCTTTGCCCGCCCACGAAGATCAGCGGGCAAATCTTCCAGCCGCCCGACGGGGTGATGAGCTTGAGTTGCAGCAGCCGCCACGCCTGGAACCCCGCGTCGATGTAGTCCTGCGGCCGGTGGACGACCATCTCCGAGACCTTGGGCAGGCCCGTGGTCTGCGCCGGCTCGAAGTCCTCGGTCCGCACGAGGCGCACGCCGGGGACCGTCGTCTGCAGGTTCTCCATCACCGCCCGCAGGTTCTGGGCGTAGGGGTAGCCGTTGACGTTCGCCGCGTTGGCACGCGAGATGGGGTCTCCGTGCCAGAGGGCGATCTGCATGTCGTCCTGGCCGAGGTCCGTCCGCAGATCGGTCAGGAACTTCTTCCAGGCGTTGATAGTCTCCGAGAACGACCGCCACGGGCAGCCGTGGAAGTTCACGAAGGTCATGACCTCCGCGTCCCAGATCGCGAGCAGCGCGCCTTCCCACTGCGCGGGCTGCGACTGCCATAGCGAGTTGCTCTTCGCTTGTGCGACCGTGATCTCGGCAAGAAGCGACTGGTACCAGAGGCTGCCCTTCTGCCAGCCCAGGCACGCCGTCGTCGCGTTCGCGGTCGTCGCACTCGTGCCGCCCGTGATCGTACCGGGAACCAGAACCTCGTCGTTCGTGTCGACGACGTAGAGGAACCCCTGCGCCGCGTTGAAGTGGTGCAGCGTCGCCGACCATGACCCGGCTGTGACGGTCTCGCCGATCGTCCATGTCTCCGGGAACGGGTCGTCGTCGCACTTGATGCACTGCACCGACACACCGCCGAGCAACACGTCGCCGCCCTCGTCCTGCACGTCGCGAGGCTCGAACGGGATCAGCCGGACGCCGCGGTTGGCAACGTCAGCTTCCTGCACGAAGTGCTCGTAGGCGCCGCGCAGCAGTTGGAGCTCCATCCCGAGGTGCGCCGCCTGCCCATCCGTGCCGTTGCCGTTCGGCGGGTTCTCCCACAGCCCGTTCGACGTGCCGTTCAGGTTGGGAACGTGGTGGTGAGCGACCCAGGTGCCGGCCGTCGTCTCATCCCCGACCGTATCGATCGTTGCCTGCCACGAGACGTTGCGCTGGTTGGTGACGACGTCGCTGTCGCTGAGCGTTCCCGTGACGTCGATGATGTAGAGGACGTCCGAGCCCAGCTCGTTGCCGACCAAGATCCGGAACGACGCGCCTCCCGAGGTCGTGCAGCGGTCGCCCTGGAAGAACTCCTCGCCAGCACCGACAGTGGCGCCGTCCAGCGTGATCGACCGCGCGGGCTTCGCCTGCCGGTCATAGAACGGCGTGTCGGACTTGTCCTCCGGGATGAACGAGTTGAGGACCGCGTCCTGCCGGCGAAGGCCGGGCTGGCCGTAGAGCGGGTAGTCGAGGCCGCTGGCCGCGATCGTGATCGACCCCGTGCCCGAAGTCCCGTCAGCGCGCTCGAATGTGACCGTCTCGCTCGGCGCGAATGCCGCGCCCGGCACACCGATGGACGGGTGGTCCCATGACTCGACGATGTAGGTCGTGTCGGTGACCTTCTTGAGCACCCGACCACGCGCGAGACTCGTCCCGCACGAGAAGTAGGTATTCGGCACGACCTCGATCGAAGGCGCCGCGAGCAGCGTCATCAGCTGCCCGTAGAGCGGGTCGTGCGCGCCCGGGTTCGGGTCGACCTGCGTGCCGTCTGCGAGTGGCCGCCCGCGCCACTGGTCTCCGGCGATCAGGAAGTAGTGCGTGTTTGCCATCGTCGCGCCGCTGTCTTTTTGAAAATGACCGACGCGGCTAGAGCCGAGAGCCGCGCCGGTCGCACCGAGAACCAGTCATCCCCCGAGGACTGGAATCCGTTGTTCGTTACTTGGCCGCGGCCGGGTCGGCCGGCTTGCTGTCGGCCGCTGGCTTGCCCTCGGCGGGCTTCGCCTTCGACTTCTTCGCCTTGGCCTTGGCCTCCGCATCCTTCGCGATCGCTTCGGCGACGGGGCTGTCGACCCGAGCAACGTGCTGCTCGAAGCGGCCCTCGACCGTCCAGTTGTCGTTCTTGATGCGGCGATCGACGTCCCACTTGTTCGCGAACACGAGGTCGCCCTCGGGCGTGCGCATGGGGACGGTGCTGTTGAGTTTCTTCTTCTCGGGCATTGCTCTGCTCTGCTGGGGGGTTCTGAGTTTGGGTGCCGACCCCGGATCACTGCGACCCGGGGTCAGCGGCGCGCTAGTGCACGCACGGCCGGACTGCGAGGTCCGGGTCGAGGGTCGTGTAGCCGCCGAGCGCGTCGAGGATGACCCCGACCGCGGCGCCGCGCGCCTCGTAGAACATGCGCGCACGGATGGCGAGGCCGCTCTCCGGGTCGGTCGCGGTGTAGACGCGAGCGCCAGGGAAGTCGGCTTCGCTGTGCTGCGGCAGCGGCACCATCGCGAGCGCGAAGGCGTTGCGGTGGAACGCGAGGTCCGACTCGTAGTTCGCGACCGAGCCGACGAGGCCGACGGTCGAGACGAACGCCCAGGTCGAACTCGCGCCGAGGTCACGCCGCAGACGCGGGCTGATCGGCACGTCGGGCCAGTTGTTGCCGCTCGGAGCGGCGTCGGCCGTCACCGTGTACTTCTCGGCGATGCCGGTCGTGGAGTCGGTGATCTCGATCACCTGCCCCTCGTGCAGCGTCACCGACTGCGAGGTGCTCGTGTTGAGCCCGACAGTCAGGGCGTTCTTCTGCGGCGTGCCGGAGATGACCGGCGTCGAGCCCGTGGTGAGCGTCGCGTCGCCTTCGAGCGTCTGGACGTTCTGCGTCTCGAAGAAGTCGAAACCGTACTTCGGACCGATGTTGCCGGTCACCTGCGTCGAGATGCCTCGGTCGCCGGCACCCTGCATCTGCGCGAACGCGCTCGTGCCGAGCAGCGCCTCGGTCGTCACAGGCGACGCCATGTACTGCAGCGTCGAACCCTGCGGCACCTTGTTCTCGACCATGAGCCTGCGGATCGCCGGGATGGACTTGTCCATCTGCCCGCGGGCCGTGCTGTCGAGGTCGTAGGTGTGCGGGACCTGCGAGGCGAGGCCGAGAAGCGCCTGGTCGAACCAGTCGCCGATCGCATCCGCCATCGGGCCGATGTGCTCCGAGATGAGGCGCTTGCCGCTGTAGGCGAGCTCCTTGTCGGTGACCGTGATCGGGACCTCCTTGTGGATGGTCAGGTCGATCTTGGCCGTGCCGGTCTTCAGGTCCTGGTACGTGCTGTTGGGCGCGTCCTCGGCCGTGAAGGTTGCCGGCTTGCGGATGTTGATCGTGTCGCCGAGACCGTAGTCGTTGCGTTCGGCCTCGAAGCCGCGGTAGACCCGCGACGCCATTCCCTTGCGATTCCGCAGCCACATGAGGGCGGAACGAGCCCAGAACTCTGGGTTGTAGTTGTTGAGACGGTTGGCCACGGCGGACCTCCCCTTGAGAAATCAGGTGTTCGTTGCATCTCGCGGCGCGCACATGCGCGCTTCGCGTTGCGCGGATCCCTCTCGCGCCACCGCCGGGGTTCCCCCTCAGCGGGATGCGCTCCGATTCCTCGTGAGCACTTGCCGTCTATCCGGCCCGTCTCTCGCGCTGCAGCGTCCCGCGGATCCCTCTCGCGTTCGTGGTGCAGCACCTACCGCTTCGCAGCGCGGCAGTCTGTCGCCGGAGGGCCTACTCGGACCCCCTCCCGTCGCCCGAAGGCATGACCACTTCGAGCCCTTGATCGGCCGCGTCGTTGACGGCCTTCTCGAACTGCTCCTGCGTGTAGCCGGGCTGCAGTTCGACACCGGAAGCCCCCTGGCGGGGTGACGCGGGCGTGGTCTTGCCACCGATCCCCGCGCCCTTCTTGCCGTCGCCTTCGAGGCAACGGGCGAACTGCTGGCGGTAGTCACCGGCAGCGAATTCGTCGGCAGTCATCGGGCCGTCGAAGCCCTGCTTTGCCGACATGAGTTTGTTCCCGTCCTTCACGAAGGCATGCGTGAAAGAGCCGTCTTCACGCTCGATGATCTCGATGCGCGCATCGAGATCGCGCGAGATCATGTCGCGCCACTCGTCTTGCGGCTTGAGGTGTGACAGCACCTCGCCCTTGACCTTGTCGCGGTAGCCGTCCTGCGCCGCCTTCTTGTAGCGTTCGCTGGAAGCCTTGATCTTGTTCAGTTCGTCGAGGATCGGCCCCTTCGCCTGCGCGACGGCGTCGCGGATCTTGTCGTCCGCGCTCTTGTCCTTCGAGCGCAGGTTCTCGATCTCCTTGCCGCGCGCCGTGAGGTCGGTCGACAAGGCGGCGATCTCCTCGGGCGTGTAGAGCGAACCGTCTTCCTTCGCGAACCCCTGCAGCCGCTTCTTCTGCCGCTCGAGGTCGGTCGTCGTGGCGTCGAGCTTGCCGCGAAGGGCGGCGATGTTCTCGAGGCCCCAGCCGTCGACCGGCTCGACGTCGAGGACGTAGTCGCCGCTGTCGTGCTGCGTGTAGAACTCGCGCTGCGCTTCGGGCACGGCGTCGAGGGAAGGAATCTTGCTCTTGAACTTGGCCATCTGTCAGTGATCTCGGGGGAACGTCGTCGGTTCTCGCGAGCCTGAATGTGGCCTCAGAGTCAAGGAAAAGCGGTGGGGTTAGCGGCTGGTTTTTCTGTGCGCCGCTGCGGCCCTACAGCTTGTGCAGCAACCGCAGCTCGTCCAGCGACAGCACCCGCGACAGCGAGGCGTCGACCATGTCGTCGAGCGTCAGCTTGCCCGCGCGCCAGGCCGCGGCCTTCGTCGGCCCGAGCACCATGTCCTGCTCGGCTGCCGACCGCGTGCGCAGCCACTCGCGATACCGGGTCCCCGCCGGCACCTGCCCGCCGAGCGATGCGCGGTTCCCCGCCGGCCTACCGACGACCGGCTGCAGGGTGCTGCGGCAGTTGGGGTGCTGCGGCGGCGTCGGGTGCGCCGAATCCGTCGCCCAGGTCTTGCCGTCCAGCGACGCGCAAATCTCCGACGTGCGCAGGTCGAGCGTCGAGACCCATCGCACCTTCGGCACGACGTCGGCGTTCCGGCGGAAGGTGATGTCCCGGGCGACGGCCGCGGTGTGCGTCATCACCGTCCGGGTCATCATCCGCATGGCGCGACGGGCCTCGACCATCTGCCCGTTCGTGTAGCGCAGCGCCTTCGTGCCCTGCAGCGACCGGACGATCTGCGGCGTCGACTCGCCCGCCACCATCCCCGCCTGCACCCGCGCCACGATCTTGCGCTCGGTCGCGCGCGGCACCCAGTCGTCGAACCACTCACCGAACTTGCGGCCGAGCATCGGCTGTTTCGTCGTGGCGGCTTCGACGACCGAGGCCGGCGGCGTGCGGAACTCGACGCCGAGGATCGACTTACCGGTTTCCTTGAGCCACTGCACCTCGATCTGCGCGAGGTCGCGGGCCTCGGACAGGAGCGCGCTACGGGCCCGGCCCGATCCCTTGCGGACGATCTCTCGGATGGCTTGCAGGAGGAACCGCGCGCGGCGGTGTTCCACGAACGCGCGTCCGCGCGGCAGGCTGTCGAGACGGCTCGCGATATCGGCGGCGACGCGGCGCAAGACCTCACGCTCAAACGTCGCGCCGACGCGGGCCGCGGCCCCGTTCCCGAACTGGAACGTGAGCACGTCGTGCATGATCTCGCGGCTCTCCCAGTCGGCCGCGAGTTGCCTCTGCGTGCGCCGAGGCTGCGGGAAGTCGATCGAGGTCACTGCGACTCGACCTCGATCACCATCCCTTCGATCCAGGTGCGAAGGCACTGGTCGATGCACAGGACGTCGCCGCGGATCTCACACTGCCCGCCCGATTCCCGGTCGACGACCCAACTACCCTCTTCGTCGTCGAAGTCGTGCACAGAGAACCGTTCGCCGGAGCCGACGGCGTACCTGTTCATGAGGATCCACTCGCCGGCATCGGTATCCGTGCCGCACATTGCACAGCGAGCGCGCACGGTTACTCGTCCTCCGGTTCCGGCTCCTGCGGGTCGACTCCGCCCGGCGTGCCCGCCATCTCCGCCATGCGAGCGTCGATCTCGTCCTGCTCTTCCTTGAGTTCGGCGAGGTTCTCGTCGATGTCGAAGTCCGAGGCGAGGATCTTCTGCCGCTTCGCCTCCTTGAGCCGCTGCCGCTTGGACAGGTAGCCTTCGAGCGACTGCAGGGCGCGCGCCCCGACCTCGGGCGTGACGTCGTCGAGGAACTCCTTGTCGATGCGTGGCTGCACGGACTCGGGCAGTTCGCCGCTGTTGAGCCACTCCGCGACCGCCTCCATGATCTGACGCAGGACGACCTCGAGGCGAACGCAGAACGTCTGCAGGTTGTTTGCGGACTTCTTGTCGTCGACGGTGATCGCGCGGGCCGTGACGTTGCCTGTCGTGCTCGTGAGGTGCCGAGCGCCGAGCCGCTTGCACTCGTCGGCCAACTGCTCCATGTCCCGGAACGAGAGCTCGATCGACTTGCCGTTCGGCTCGAGGAAGGCAGCGTCGGCGTCGGTGTTCTCGGTGTTGATGCGCTCGAGGGGGCCGAGCACGATCTCGCTCTGCACCTTGTCGCCCTTCTTGAACCCGGCGCTCGCCGCAGTCTTAAACCCCTTCGTGACGAGCGTGATGAGGCGCGCAATGCGCATGACGTGCGCGTGATCGCTACGGCTCTGGAAGTGCGCGAGGTTGACCCACGCCAGGTCTTCGAGCACGGGCTGCGCGTGATACGGGCCGAGCTGCTCGGTGTAGAACGGGAACAGCGGAATGCCGTTCTTCCCCGGGTTGTAGGCGCTGCCGTTGTCGCTGAACCAACGCTTCGTCTTGTCGTCGAAGCGCCACTCGGTTCGCGTGCCGTCTTCCGGGCCGATGCTCTTCTCGAGCTCGACGATGACGGTCTCGGTCTCGTGTTGGAAGTTGTCCGACTCGACGACTTTCTGCGCAACGAACCGGCAGTAGGTGACGCGCTTGCGGCCGGCAGCGTCGGTCTCGTCCCGCACGTCGAGCACCGACAGGGCGTCGAGCCGCTGCGCGTAGACCCGGCGCGAGTCCGTTGTCGCTGCGCTCTCGCCGCTCTCGTCGCCGGCATCGACGAGGACGAAGTCCATGCCACGATGGATGCCGTAGAGCATGAGGTCGCGCGCGAACACGGTGAGCGACTTGCCAGATCCGTCCACGTCTTGGAGGAACTCGGAGAACTGCTCGGCAGGCTCCTGGTCCCACAGCAGATCCTGTCCGAACGGGCGGGCCGCGAGGTCGCAGAGCGTGTCGCGGTAGAACGGGAAGCACGTCGACCGCGAGACCCGGATCTCGTGGTTGCGGATCGACTCTTTCGCCTCGCGAGGCAGCCACTTTTCGGCCGACTTCCGCATGGCGCGCGTGCCGCCGAGAAGGTCGTCGGGAAGCTCGCACGCTTCCCGCATGTCGTCCAGGGCCGGCCGCGCTAGGTCGGGGCGGGGCGACTGGTCATCCACGACCGACGGTAGCTCGGGCGGCCCGGCGTCGTACGGACGGGTCGCGTCGCGCAGATGCAACGGGCTCGGTTCGCGGATTGTCACAGTCGACAATCCGACGGGGTGTAGGTCCCACCCGCAGTGGGGTTAGCGGCTACATCGACTCGGTCTCGAAGTCCGACAGCGGCGTCACGAGCGACCCGAACCTCTGATGCACGAGGTAGCCCAGGGCGTCGCTCATGTGCGTGTATTTCTTGTCCTTACCCTCGTCGAGGTCGCCCCGGTCGTCGAGCTGCGTCATGTCCAAGTCGTCGATGAGGTGCGGGCACCGTTCCCGGTCGACGTAGATCCGGACGGTCTCGCTGGCGTTGCGCAGCCGGCTGTTCATCACGACCACCCGGTCGCGCTGCGCCGGGTTCGCCTTCGGAACGTCGATCTCGAATACCGGCCACTGCCGGCTGAGGTAATCCTCGATGGTCTGCCAGTCGGACCGCTCGGCGCTCGTCTTGCGCGCCCCGCCGGTCGCATCGCCGTAGCACAGCACCGGGCCCTTGTGCCGGCCGCCCCACTTCTCGAGCAGCCGCTCGCAGACGCGGCGGGTGTTGCTGTCCTCGTCGATCCAGACCTCGTCGATGACGGCGGTCACCGTCTCGAACGGAAGGTGGTACTTGCAGTAATGGCACTGCTCGCCCGACCGGCCCGGCTGCGCGACCGCGCACCGGGGGCACTCGATGAGGTCGTATGCCTGCTCGAGGTCTTGCGCGACGACGGCGACGCCGGGCGAGACGTTGAAGTCGAACCCGAGCAGCAACGGCTCATCGGGGTCGTACTGAAGGTCGGTGATGTTCCAGGCGCCGAACTGGTAGTAGGCGCGGCCGGCGTCGGACAGGAACTCGCCGCCGTATTCCTGCCGGAACGAGCGGTCGTCGAGCTCGCGGCGAGCGGACGCGATCTTCTCGGGCGACAGGACGAGCCACGACGGCCACGGGTAGTAGACGCCCCAGCCGTCGAGGTCGATGGCCTTCTGCAGCAGCTTGTAGAAGTGGTTCTTGCCGCGCGGGCGGCCGATGAACATGCCCCAGCCCGGCGGGCGCCCCTCGGTGTCGAGCGCGGGCTTGACGGACGACGTCCACGCCTCGGGCTTCATGTCCGCGAACTCGTCGAGGACGACGCCGTCGAGGTGGATACCCTCGACGCGCTTCGGCTGGTCCATGCCGATCACGTAGAGCCGCGCGCCGGTGACGAACTCGAAGTAGCGGTCCGAGATGTTCATCGAGCGCAGCGCCCACTTCGGGATCCACGCGCGGAACCGTTCCCACGAGATGCGCTTCGCCTGGTCGTGCGTCGGCGCGAGGTAGGCGTATTTCGGCTCGAGCACGCCGTCGGGCGGTGTCAGGCAGCCGTGATGGTTGCCGCCGAAGTGGAACGAGCCGTAGAGCAGGCGGTGCTGCGCCTCGACCGTCTTGCCGGAGTTGCTTGTGACGATGCCGCCGTGATGCAGCACGTAGAGGTTGCTAGGCAGCGCAACCGTGATGTCGAAGGTCCGACACGTTCGCCGTCCGACCGGTGTCAGACCGATCCGGTCACCTCGAACGTTGTGCAGCACGAGCCCTGATGTATCGACGGACCCCTTCTTACGAAGGAAGGGGTCCAGAGCATCGATCAAGCGCAGGGCGCACTCGTTCGATGTCGTCTTGACGTCGTAGACGTATCCGTTCTTGTACTTCTCGCGCCGATCAGCGTGGATGGTGAGGTCTTCTTGGAAGTACTTGAAGATGATCTTTCGGCAGGCCTCGACCACGCTTCGGGACTGCATCCCGATCTGCACAACGATTCTGCGCTCGGTACTCCTGTAGATCGACCCGTCCGTGTCAATGATCCCCGCGAGCAGCGCTAGGCAGGATTCACGATCCCACGTGTCGACCTCGTCCCAGTCGATGACCTTCTCATGCGCATAGCGCCCGTGGCACCACTCTCGATAGAAAGGGATGGCGTCGATGACGTAGGGGCCGACCCTGACCATCCAGCTAAAATTCTGGCTACGCGCCTTCCTGGCGACTCCGCCCAGTTCGCGGGCCACCGCGTCAGGGACAACATTGTCATCACTCGATATCGTGAGGGTTGTTTTCCGGCCCTCATACCGTCCAGCGTTTTGTTCCCGGCAACATCCATCGCCCAGCATTGCGCCAAGGCTGTAGGTGCGCTCGACGCTCTTGCTGCCTCCCTGGATCAGATCTCCGAGGTAGATCCGACGGACGCGGTGCCGCTTCGTAAGCATCTCGAGCGAGACCCGGCCGAACCCCAGGGCGGGCAGGTGAGGTCGTCGCTTGTCGAAGTCTGACTCATTGCACGCCCACAGTCTGTGATTCGGTGTTGCTTCAAGGTACGTGCGCCGTCGCGACGTCAGTGCCAAGACGCTCTGCACGCCATTGTCCCAAGACCGCGTGACAGTAGTCACAACGGGGTGCCCCTCGTCGAACCCGACGACCTCGTCACCGGGCCGAAGATCCTCGATCGCGCGGGGCCCCGATGGCGTTGCTACGAGTGTGCCCTCTGCCAGACATCTTCGCCCGGCGGCAATGACATCGAACCGGTTGCGCGACGAGAGGAACCGGCGACGCTGCCGGTGCATCCGCATCTTGCCGCCGAAAGTCCGCAGGAACGCCGGGTCGAACAGCGAGGGTGCTTCCTGTTCCGCTTGCTCGACCGCGGTCACGATCGGGTGACATCCTCGTCTTCGGCGTCAGCGTCGGACTCGTCCGACGGCGCGGCGATCTCTTTCAGCTCGGCCGGCAGGTCGTCCTCGGCGTCCACTTGCGACGTGTCGGCGTGATGGCCGGCGAGCGTCGATAGCAGCTTGGCGATGCCCTGCACGACCTGCTCGGCGTCGATGCCGCCACCTTCGAGTTGCGCGCGGACTTCGGGGCGGGCCCACCGCTCGGGGAACCTGCGCTCGAGTAGCCACTCGCATGCGCGCGAGGACTTCTCCGAGTGCTTGTTCATGCGCAGGATCCACCGGCGCTCCGCGTCGGCCTCTGCCTGCTCGCAGCGTTCCTTGAAGATTTCGTTGCGTCTGCGGAAGGCGCGCGCCGTGTTGACGTTCACGCCGTTCACCTCGGCCGCGACCTTGAGCGACGCGCCGGTCTTGACCGATACGAGGATCTTCTCGCAGACCGCGTCGGTCATCACCTCGCGGTCGCGCCCGACGGCGTTCTTCTTCGGGCTCGTAATCGGCTTGTCGTCCACCGTCGGCTACTCCTCGTCGGCGGGGGCTGCCGGCGGGGCGTCCTGCGCCGCGGGCGCCTCCTCCTGCACGATGAATCGCCCGTTGCTGAGGTAGACCGCCGCCATGACGATGCGGGCCGCGTAGTGCGGGTTCTCCGTACACCACGACTCGATGAACTCGAAGTGGTCCACCTCGGCGACCGGGTCATCGCATTCGCCCGACTCGCGCTTCTGCTCGAGCGTCATGTTCAAGGCGCCGATCGGCACCTTGCAGTACTGGCAGAGGGTCGCGATGAGGTTGGACAGCGGCGCGTTGCCGATGACCTTCCGCGGCGCGGCGTCGGTAGCGGGGGAAGTCTCGGGGGATTCGACAGTCTCGGTCATGCTGCCAAGACTGCGGGATTGCGTGGGGTGGCGCAGTGGGGTTAGCGGCTCTCGGTATGCGGCTCCACCGGCTCCGGGAACCGCCCCAGAACCGCGTCGGTCGCCGCCTGCAACTCGGTCATCCACCCGTCCGCGCACTTCGGCGGGCGGTCGTCCTGCCAGTTACCGCGCATCATGCTGTCGCGAATGACGACGAGCCCGGCGATGGCCTTCGTGACGTGCGAGATGCCGCTGTCTTGGTCGACGTCCTCGCCTTCCCACCATTGCATCAGGTGGCGCAGCACGGCGTCGTAGTAGATGGACGCGCGGACACCGACCGCGCGGTAGTTGTGCCGGCCGTACTTGCAGGCGCCTTCGAGCATCGCGACGCCGATCTCGGCGAGGACCGGCGCGGGGACGGTGCTCATCGGGGGCTTGCGGCAGCCGACGGCGTCCTTCGGGTTTGTGTCCTTCACGACGCCTTCTTCCGGGCCTTCCTAGCCCGCTTGTGTTCTTCCAACGCCTCGATCGCGCGGTCCTGCCGCAGGTAGTGCCGCTCGAGCCGGCGCAGCGTGCTACGGAACTCGGTGCCGTGGTCGCGGACCGCGCGGCCTTCCTGCCACGTCAGCGCGTGCGCCCACTCGTGCAGCAGGGTCTTCCGTTCGCGCAGCATCCGGTTGCGGCGAATCTTGATGACGAAGTCGCGCGGGCGGCCGGCCTCGTTCTCGTAGAGGTAGACGTGGCCCCACTCGCCCGGAACGTCCCGCGCATGCGCCATCCGCACCCGCACCGGCAACAGCGGCCGCTCGCACGTCCGCAGGATGTGCAGCAAGAGGCGCAGGTTCTTCCTCACAGTTTCAATCCTTCGAGCCAGTTGCCTTGCGGCTCGGGGTCGAGGCACTTCGCCGTGCGCTCGTAGACCCGGCCCTCGACGGTGAGACGGTCGGGGTTGCCCGACACGACGATGGGGGACTGCTGCACGCTGCCGTCGGGGTAGAGCGTCGCGATGCCGAACCCGCGCTGCCAGCCGTTGTTCGTGCCCTTGATGTAGGACCGCCCGACCTCGTGCCTCGCGCCCATCGGGGTCGTCATCCACGACAGCCCCTCGTCCCGCTCGGTCGTCCCGAACGCGAGGCCCGCGCGATGGATGTGCCCCGACTGCCCCGATCGGCCGGCGTCGCGCAGTTCCTCGCGCGCGGCGTTGATGCCCGTCCGCGTGCCGTGGTGGATGCGGTAGAAGCCGAACAGCAGCAGGCCCGGCTTCGCGTCCACCGTCCCGGGCGGCGACAGCGGCGTGCCGCCGTGGAACAGCTTGACGTCGAACGCATCGAGCCCCATGAGCCGGTCCACCCGCAAGTCCCGCAGGTTCGCGAGCGCGGGCGCGACCTGCGTGAGGTAGCGAGAGAGGCGGTCGCCGAGGTCGTGGTTGCCGCAAGTCGAGAACAGGTCGCCGTCATGCACCTTGCGGACCTGCGCGAACATCGTGCGGTGGAAGTCGAGTTCCGACTGCAGCGACTGCGTCCACCCGGGAATCTTCGGGTGACTGCTGATCTCGCTGCCCTCGAACGTGTCGCCGTTGAGCAGGACGCCGTCAGGCCGCAGGTCGCGAACCACCTGTAGGAACGCCGCCCACACGAACGGGCACAGGAACTGGCTGTGCGTGTCGCTGATGGACAGCAACACGTAGCCCCGGCGCGGCATGCGCACCTGGTCCGGATCGGCGACGTAGGGGCGCACGTACCGGTCGTAGTAGCGCGCGGCGTGCTCCGACCGGCTCGCCCTCGCGCGGTTCGCGCGCCACAGCCGGCTGCCTGGCTGGTCGCGCAGGCCGGCGACCTCGAGCGCGTGGTTGAACTGCCCGTACTCCCGGTCGACGTGCTCGATGGGGTAGTGACCGTAGAGCTCGTATCGCCGCCGCGAGATGCTGCGGAACTCGTGGTAGGGGTTCGTCGCCTCGTCTTCCGCTACGCGGATGATGTCGGCGAGCAAGTCCTCGGGCGTCGGCTGGACATTTGCGAATCGCTTGCCGTTGCGCAACTGCTCGGCCTTGGCCTTCTCCTTGGCCTTACGCTGCAGCGCCTTCGTCCGCTCGCGTTCGTTCTTGGCGACCGACTCGGGGGCGGCGAGCAGGTCGCTAACGAGCGACGACTTCGGCTTGCGCTTGCGGCCGGTCACCGAGTCTTGACCCCCTCGCAGTCCCGGACGTGCCGCTGCAGGGCGCTCGCCCCGAACGGGTAGTCCTCGTGCTCGACGAGCGCGCGGTGAAGGTCGGTCCAACTCACCGACGTGTTACCGGCCCGATGCACCTCGATGAGTTCGCGCACTGGCCCGAGCCAGCGGTCGCCGCCCGCGCACGTGCCGCACCGCTTCTTCGACTTCGGGTTCGCGAGCAGGCGCTGCACGAGCGACGGCGTGTTCTTCTTCGACATGCTATGCGGCCCCGTAGTCGTGTTTCTCGGGCTCTTCGCCGCGAACGTCGCTTCGGAAGTACCCGATGAGACGCCCGCAGATCGACAGGCCGTAGAAGCGTCCCGACAGCCCGCCATCCCACGATTCATCGCGGGCGGCTGTCGAGACGTGCATGTGGCTGGAGTTGACGTGCCAGCCCCAGCAGAAGCGGAAAGGCATCGGGGGATCGCCTTCCCGGCTAGTCCGCCGTGGCCGTGAGTTGCCCGATGGCGAACGTCGGAGTGATGCCGCTCGAGATCGCGAGCGACGCGGTGAGCGCCCCCGAGACGATCGGCGTGCCGGCGCCGGACGACTGCGCGACAACCGAGAAGTGCGTCGCCGTCTCACTGCCGCCGGTGGCTGCCGGGAACGCGACCTCCGCCGCATTCGACACCGTGTCCGTCGAGACCGTCCAGCCCGAACCCGTGCGCGCCACCGCTACGCGGGCGTAGCTGGTGTAGGCGCATTCGTTCGTCGTCGCATCGCCGGCCTCGCCCGGGTCCGCGGTGTGCAGCGCGACGTAGAGGCTGCCGGCCGCACCGCTCGGCTGCAGACCGCTCGCGTCGCCGATCTGCGCGAACGCGGTGTTGAGGAAGATGAGGTTGAGAAGGGCGGTTTCCGCCGAGTTGAAAAGGGACATTCGTTACTGCCTCCGCTAGCTAGAGTGTGATGCCGATGCCGAGCCCCATCCGGGGCCGGCTCTGGTCGACGCCCGCGGTGCCGTTGTGGGCGCGGGCCGTCATGGACAGGGTCGCGTTTCCCGCGAGCGCGCCGACGCCCGTCAGCGTGCCGCTCGCCGAGATCGAGAAGGACGGGCCGCCGGACAGGGCGCCGACGGCGGTCAGTGTTCCGCTCCCCGACAGCGCCAAGGTCGTGCTGCCGGAGATGTCGCCCGGCGCCAGCAGCGTCGCCGATGCGGTGAGACCGAAGGTCGCCGCCCCGGCAAGTTCACCAAGCCCCGTAAGCGTGCCGGCCGCCGAGACTCCGAGCGTGGCGTCGCCCGAGATTGCGCCGGCCGTCGCGGGGTCGAACTCGAAAGCGCCCGCGTCGGGCGTCGTCGAGTCGCGCGTGTTCCCGGCGTAGCTGTCGAAGTCGTCGCCGACCGGGACCGCCGTGCCGTAACCGATCGCGGCCGAACCGCTTTGCAGGCTCCAGTCTGTACCGGAGACGAACGACGGGTCGGTGTCTTCGAGGTTGTTCGATGCGGTGATCGAGACCCCCGACGTCATGGTCGTCGTGGTGGCGTTCGGGCAATAGAGCAGGTTGTTGCGAACGAGGCAGTTACCGGTGCCATAGTCCGCGACGCTCACCAGTTCCGCGTCACCCGTAAGGCTCTCGCTCGTGTAGAGCGTGTTGTGATAGACCTCGATGTCTTCGGGGTCGGGGGTGATCGTCCCGCGTTGTTCGACTCGGATGCACTGCACATCCACGAGGCTCGTCGCGTCCGTGACGAGGAACCGATTGTTGCGAATCGTCGTGCCCTTGTTCCAGATCGTGAGAGGAACCGGGTAGGCCGTGTCGCGATACTTGCAGTCGAAGTCGTTCCGCTCGATGAGAACGTCTTCGACGCGGTTGTCCTGGCTGGCCGACGCGGACCCAACGCCTACGCACCATGCCGTGTTGTGCACGAAGGTGTTGTCGCTAATGACGACGTGACTCGTCGTGTCCGCGGCGGTCGAATAGTCCTTGCTGTGCAGCTTGATGCTGTGCTTGTCGGACTCGGCGTCATCAAAGTCGCAACCCGAAACCACCAGCCGCTCGTTGAACGGAAAGCGCAACAGGTGCTCGGTCGTGATGCTGTGGAACAGGCTGTTGAGCACCGCACCGTCACGAGCTGAGAAGTAGGCACCGTATTGCGTCCCACTCGGGTGATCGCAGTTCGCGATGCACAGGCCGGCGCAGATATCGACAGAGAAGAAGTCCGGCGTCTCGTGGCCGAACCCGTACATCTGCGAGAACCCCGCAGCTCGGATGCGGTAGAACAACAGGTCGTCGCCTCGGTAGCCGAGGCTGAACAACCGACCCGCGGAACTGGCCGGCGGGTCGAACTCCAGGTCCATGACCCGGAGGTCGTTGCACTCGTCGTCCGTGCTGCCGACCTGGATCACCGACGCCGTGTGCTGCACGTCGATGATCGGGTTGTTCGTGAAGATACCCCGAGCATCGGGGCTCGTGCCCGTCCCGAACGCGCCAATGAGGCTCGCGCCCGTGTCGGAGTCGAGCGTCACCCCAGCCGACGCGACGAACGTCTCACCGCGCCGGAACAGCACCCGCTTGCCGGATGCGTAGTGTGTCGTCATGACCGAGTCGAAGTCCGAGCTCGTCACCTGCGTCGCCCCGGAAGGTGCACCGGTGAAGGTGCCCGAGGTGCTAACGCAGACCGTGTCCGTGCCAGCGAACACGGTGTCCGCATCGGTCACCGTGATGTCGACCGTGTCCGAGGCGGACGCCCCGGTAAGCGGGTCGGTGACCGTGAGCGTGACGGTGTAGGATCCGGGCTGATCGAAGACATGCACCGCAATCGGTCCGGTCTTGCCCTTGCTGTAGGTCTCGTTGCTGTCGTCCCAGTCCCATCGGTAGTGCAGGTGATGGAACGGGCGCGATACGCCAGAGGCCGTCGTGCCCGTTGCGTCGAAGTGCACGTTCATCGGGGCGACGCCTGACGTGCGCGTCGTCGCAATCGAAATGGTGACGCCTTCGTTGAGCGTGCCCGAAGCGGACATCGACAGCGAAGCGGCACCGGACAGACCGCCGACGCCGAGCAGGGTGCCCGTCGCCGAGAGCGCGATCGGCGCCGTTCCGACGAGCGCACCGGTAGCCGCAAGCGTCGCCGCAGCAGAGAGAGTCGCGGACGCAGAACCCGACAACGCGCCGACGCCCGTCGCCGTGCCCGAGGCCGTCATCGAGATCGACGCCGTGCCCGAGATCGCGCCGGACGCACCGGCGTCCGGGTCGGACTGATAGGCCCCGATGTCTAGCTGGCGCTGGTATGCGCCGATGTCGCGCCCGGCCATGCTGCGCTAACTCCCGTCCGGGATGGAGTAAAGGGCCGCGTCCTTGAGCAACGCGCCACCGCCCGCGGTGTCGTTCAGCGAGTAGTCGTCGCTCGCTCGGTTCGTGAACGGATCAGCACTGAGCGTGATGTCGTTCGGCCCGGCCGCCGGTTCCCCGGCGTGACTTGTCGTTGAGTTGAACGCGCCGCTCGTGTTGCTGTAGACGGCGTTGTAGTCGCACCACCACAGGTGGTTCGGCGAACTGACCGAGTCGTTGATCCCGTAGCCGCCGTTGTAGGCGATGACGCTTTCGGTGACCTGGATGATCTTCGGGTAGTCCGTGCCGGCCGTGCCGGTTGTCCCGATGCCATCACCCGCGTTGTCGACGATCGTGCAGTTGTCGATCGACACCATCTGCCCGAAGCCGTAGCCGGCGATCCAGACCCCATCGCCAGCGCAGTCGTAGATCAGGCAGTTCGAGAGGACAACGCCCGACATGCCTTGCGTGAACGCGAGGCCCGAGTTCCCGAAGTAGGTCTCGCCCTGCCCGTCGAAGGTGCAGTTCTGGAAGTGCGCCCCGCCTCGCGAAGACAGGATGTCGAACCCGGTGAACGTAGACCCGGTGAAGTAGCAGCCCCGCGCGTAGACGTTCGCGTAGGTGCCGCCGACGTTGAAGAAGTTGCTGGCAGCGCCCGCGACGTCGATGACGACATCGATGAGGCGGATGTGGTTGCCGCCTCCGGTCGCGGTGATGAAGCTGCTACTCCCGCCGCTCGTGGAAGTGAGTTCGACGCCCTCGAGGTGAACGCCGACGTCGGCCTCAAGCTGCATCAGCCGGAAGTTCCCGTTCGCGCGGATGATCGGGCGACCGCTCGCAGCCTCGATCCGAATCGGTGCATCGGTCTCGCCCCAGGTCGTGTTCGCGCCAGGGAAGAAGTCGACGTGGTCGTAGGTGCCCGAGGCGAGCGAGATCGTCCAGCCCGGCGCCCAGTCGCGCGAGTCGCTGTTCGTCGTGTCGGCGTCGAGCGTCTGCCGGGTGCCGTTGACGTACCAGTTGTCGGCCGTATAGGTGCCGTCCGAGGACTCGGCGGTCACGAGCGCAGTGCAGGTCGAGACGCCACCGGTGAACGCGGTGATGCGCGCCAGCTTGCGCGAGCCAGCGGGCGTGTCGACCCAGACGTAGTCCGTGCCGTCGTCCGCGACGCCGGTGAAGTCGACGGTCTCGTTGAGCGTGACCGTGGTCCCGCTCCAGTCGGCGTTCGTGCCGCTACCGTCCGAATCCGAGGGCGCGGTGTCCGACCCGGTCGATGCGTTGTAGGGAATGATGGCCGTCATGTTCGACGCCAACCATCCCGCCCCCGCCCCTCCCTGTCGGTGGGGTTAGCGGCCTGCTTTCCGGCCGCCGCCTCGGGTTTTCAGCCGCCGCGTCGCTTCGTCTTCAACCGCTGCAACCCCACCAGCAACACCAGCCCAACCGCGATCGGCCAGCCGAGCACGCACTCGGCGAGCAGGACGAGATGGTCGCGCCAGCCGTCGATCGGCTCGTCGTCCGTCAGGCAGTAGGCGTAGACCAGCAGGCCGGCGGCGACGTAGCAGGATGCGGCGAAGACGAGGGTTGTCACGGGCGCCCCCGGCTACTCGCCTTCGGACAACCGGCGCGACAACAGTTCGATCAGCAGCGCCATCGACTCGGGGCTGCCCTCGAGTTCGCGGACTTCGTCGAGCGACACGAAGCCGTCTTCGTTCGTGTCGAGCAGCGGGACGAGGAACGGCGCCTTCTCCTTGAGGTAGGCGGTGCCCACCTTCTGGATCGCGAGGTCAGCCGTCGACTCGACGAACGACTGTAGGCGCTCGCGGCCGGGATCGCCTCCGCCCCAGCAGGAGCAGAGTAGGATCAGGGGAAGGGCGCAGAATGTTGCGCGGAGTGGTTTCTTCATGTCGTCTCCATCCTCACAGGTTCAGGAACTCGTCAGCCCGGGATTCAGGAAGCCCAGGTACTTGTTGAAGCGCACCGACGAACCGCGGATGTGCTCGTCGGGCTCTATCCGGTAGACCACGAGGCGTTCGATCTGCTCGCCCGCCTTCGCGCAGCAGTTGCATGTGCCACCCTCCGCGTTCGCTCGACCAACGAAGCGTGTGCTGCCGCCTTCGAGATGTGCCTCGGCGATCTCGGTCTCGGGGTCTGGGTGATCCCAGTCGAGGAAGAGATCGCTGTCGAACAGGTCGACGAGGATCGTGCGGTGCGGTGCGAACCTCACCCGAACAACTCCATCCCGATCAGGAAGGACACAAGCATCATGGTCACCCAGCAGGTGACCTTGATGTCTTGCAGAAGCTTGCGTTCGTCTTCGCTCATCGCCGGAACCCCCAGATCCCCGCCAGCAAGTGCTTGGCAAGGCGCTCGGTTTCACGAAAGGTAAGTTCGACGTACACGGATTCGCCGTCGCGGTTGTCGATCTCGAGGCGGAGGCCGCTGTAGACCTCGCGATCATCGGAGACGCGAAGCACCGGTTTGCGTTCGTCGCCCTCGTCGTATTCGGGGAACCTCACGATGATTCCTCCACCTTCGCGAACTCGCCGAGGTCCACCCCGAGCGCTTCCGCCACCGCGCGCAGCGCCGCAAGCTTCTCGTCGTTCTCGCAGTCCGGCTGCCCAGTCGCGTCGTCGAACTTCTTCGCGGCCTTGAGTAGCTCGCGCAGTTCTTCGACCTCCTTCTTGAGCGCTTCGAACTCAGCGCGCGAAACGCCTTGCACGAACTCGATGACCTGCTCGCGATTGGGGTAGACGTTCGGCTGGATAGGCTCGATGCCTGGCCACTTCTTGGCGAACGCATCGCCGACATTGGAGACCATGCACATGGCTAGCTCCTCCGCCGCTTCGGCTTGTCCACGATGCGACATGCCGCCCCGCCAAGGAGTGCGAAGAACCCGCCAAAGCACAGGAGCAGCAGCCCGATCGCTACAATGAGCGCGAACCCACCCCACAACGGCGCCGTCACCCACCACCACGACCAGTTGATGACGCCGCAGAGCTTGAGGACGAGGAACGTGATGAAGAGGGCGCCGGGGAGACCGACGCCGAATTGTGCTTGCGATTGGGGGCGATTGCTCATCCCTGCACCTCCGCTTCCTCAGGCTCGCCGACCTCGATCCAGTCGACGACCGTGGCCGGCTCACCCTTCCATACAACTGCGCGAGCACGCACGAACACTCCGCAATAGCTGCCGTAGGCGAACTCCTCGCCTGGCGGTGCGTCACCGATGCCGGTTCGGCTCATGTCTACGAACCTGAGGCGCGTGTGCTTGGACACGTCATGGGCCGCGGCCTTCCCCATCTCACGAGCCTGCTCGCGACTCAACTCCTCGGGATTGCCAATGCAGCAGACCTCTCGGTGGCGCTCGCCTTGGAATGACACAGGTAACCCCTGCCGTTTCCTGTCGGCGTGGTAGATGGCCCGCGCGACTGAAAGCGCGATACGTGCCAAGATCGCGTTCGACGCGAAAGGTCTCGTTCGCTCCGTCACTTGCCCGTCCCCCCAACAACCTCCGGCGGAATCCAAAGCCCCCCGAGCCGGTTGTTGCTCGCGTCCTGGTCAACAAGCGCCCGGGCCTTCTCGTGCTTCGGATCGTGACGCAGTACGGTCGCCGAAGCGGTCACCATCCACCCCGAGGTCCCACCCCAAGGCGTACTCGCACTGAGGACGGGGTCGCCGCTCGGGTCGAGCACGACATACGGGTAGGGCACCCAATGCGAAGCGTCGCCGTCGAACGTGTAGGCGTCGTCGACAACCTTCCGCGCAGCCCGCAGCGCAAACTCGCGTGCCTCGGGCACGTCGAACGCCTCGCCCGCAAGGTCGACGAAGTAGGCGATCGGGCCCTGCTGCCAGGCGTACCACTTGCCGTACGCGGTCATCCAGTATTCGCCCTGAAGCCGCGCACGCAGCACGTTTTCCCAGCGCCAGATCCAGCGGTCACGCACCTGCCGCGCAAGCCACCGGTCCTCGACGCTGTGCCACAGGTGCCACGCCAGCAACGCCGACCAGCCGAGACCCCGGTTCGCGCCGGTGTAGGCCGTCGTGGTGAACTCGGGGTCGGTCGTGTGCTCGAACAGGTAGAGCGACGCACGCCGCTCGATCTGCCACTGCAACGCCGGGCAACCTGTCGCGCGGTAGGCGACGAACAGGTTGTTGTAGAACATGTGCTCGCGCCATGTTCGATAGCCGTGCAGGTCGGCGCCCTCGTGAGGCATCTCGCTGCCGAACTCGAACAGGTCGCGGCTGTTGCCGCGCGCGAACGGGTAGCCCTCGAACATCGCGAGGTCTTTCTCGCGACGGATGTGCAGCCGGCTGCCGCTGATCTCGGTCCATAGCCCCGGGCGCCGCGCCATGCTCGCGGCGGTCATCCACCGCAGCCACTCGCCGCCGGCAGACTCCTGCCCGAGCCCGAGATCGGCGCCGACGAACACCTGGTCGGGCTCGCCGCCACTCGTATAGGCGCTCTTCGTCAGGAACGTGAGCGGCGTCAACGTCGACCAGTCCTGCAACGAGTCCGCGACCGGTTGCCAGTGCTGTTCGACGAACGCGCGCGGGTGCCCGCGGCTCTCGTGCCACAGCGGGTTGCCCGTCGGCCAGACCTTGTTCACGCCGATGGCGCCGATCTCGAGCTTGGCGTATGCCTCGGCGCTCGGACGTTCGGACTCGTCGAATAGGGCAACGAACGGGACCGGCGGCAGGCCCTGACCGTGGCCGACCGTCATGCCGGACCGGATCAGCGGCTTACCCCAGCCGGACCATGCCCCGCGCACCTCGGCGCCGCTGCGGAACCAGGGGTGGATGTTCCACTTGAGGCGGGCCGACTTGTCGGGCAGCGTCGGGTTGCTCGCCGAGACTTGCAACTTGCCCGGCGCCCAGCCCTGGCCGGCGTAGAACGTCATCCAGACATCGCAGACGACGATGCGGTCGAGGCGGACCTGCCAGTGCCCGTCGACGCCCGCGCCGTTCTTCTCGAGCGACCGCAGCGACATCCGGGTGCCGCCGAGGCTCGGCCAGTGCTTCAACGCCAGGTCGTAGTCGTGGACGACTGCGCGCGGTGCGCGCGACAGGTCGAGCGTTGTGGCGCTGCCGGCGGGCATGTCGTCGGCTCGGACGTCGACGTGCCACAGCCCGGGCGCGATCCACTTGCCGCGGACGTGCGAGGCGCCGGTGTCGGGCGCCCAACGATCAACCGTGCGGCGGATCCAGCCGGAGAAGGGCGCGTCGGATCGGTTGGCGACGTGGACCTGCTGCGCGAACAGGGAGCAGGCGAGGAAGGCGAACGCGAGTAGGGTTCTCATTCTGCGGTCTCCCCGGCTTCTGCGGTCTCCGGGCTGTCGGCTTCTGCGGCCGCGGCCGCGCGCGCCTGACAGAAAGCCAGGCATCCGTCCGCGACCGACGCGATGCTCTCCAAGGCGCCGTATGCTTCGTCGGGTTCGGTCTTGAGCGCGAGAGTCGAGACAGTCGAAAGGCCGCTCTCGGCAGCCTCCGCCCTGGACCGGTAGCTCGGGTCGACACCGGCATCTCTCTCCGCCTCACTCTGCTTGCGCTCGGCGACCACGACCCGGCGGCACAACTCGGACACGAGGTCAGGCAGCCTGTCGAAGGACCCGACCTCTTTGCCGGGATCCAGCGTGTTGAGGCTGGACTGCATGCGGCCACATATCTTCTCGATCAGCTTGTAGTAGCCGTCGGCGAGGACGCGCTCGGTCTGCGCGGCCTTCTCGGCGGGTTTGACGCGTTCGCGCAAATCGAGCACCTCTCGGAACGTCGCCGAGTCGAACTTGTCCTCGCTCGTGTTGCCCATCGCACACTGCCGGACGTGCTCGATGCGCTTGTTCGCCCAGACCGCTTGGTCGTAGGCACGAGCGCGATCGCGGTTGATGCGGTCGGACTGCGCGCGCGCCTCGTCGCGTTCCTTTAGCACCCGACGGGCGCAGTCGAGCGCACCTTCATCGTGCTCTGCACCGGCCTCCCTCATGAATCGCAGGCCGTCGTCGGTGCGGTCGTTCTCCCGCTTTACGATGTCACGGAGATCCTCGTACGCCTGCTGTAGCTCGCGCTCCAACTCGGCGATGCGCTTGCCGGCGGCGTCGAGGTCGTCCGCCTGTCGGCCAATCGTCCCGCGCTGTTCCTCGACCTTCGCAGAGTAGAGCGTTCGGATAGCCTCCGATGCGCTCAGCCCCTGGCGGGCCTTTGAGATGAGGTGCTCGGCCGCCTCATCGAAGGGGGGTACCATCTGTCCGCCGCTGTTCTCTCCGCTCGACATCTCACTCCGGGGGTTTGGGGTGCTCGGTGCAGCGACCCGGCTCTCGGATCGCCGAGCACACACTCGCCCGCGGGGCGGTTTATGTCGGTGGGGTTAGCGGCTGCGATCGAGGAATTCGCGGGGCTCACTTTGCAGCGCAAAGCTTCCGTTCGCCGCCGTCCGGTTTCGGCGTAGTTTGCACCGCAAAGTGAACGGCCGGAAAGAGTGTGCGGAATCCGCACAGTTTCGCAATTCACTCCCGCTACGCGAAGAGGCCGGTCACGATTGCCCCCGGGCCTCGACCAGTCGCCGCCACGCCCCCGGCTCCAGCAACTCCTCCGGCCAATCCCACACCTCATCGAACACGACGAGACGACGAGGCAGCTCGCCGCGCACCTTGAGCTCGATCTTCTCGAGGGGCGACAGCGAACGAGTCAGCCCCTCGGTGTGCCAGGGTTCGACCCGTGTCCATTCGGCGGGGTCGCGCACGGCATCGTAGTCGGACAGGTTGTAGGACATGTCGCCGGCTCGGAAGGTCACGAATCGGACCCCGCCGCTGTCACAGTGTAGCCGTCGTACGGAACGGCAGGCTCGTCCAGGTTCCGATCGAACTGGAACCGGCAGCCGCAGTCGTAGACGAGCAAGAACGTGATGCGCCCAGGGACGCCGCCACCTACGTGTGCCCCATGCTCGGATTGGATGTATCCGCACCCGTGCTCGGGGCACTTGCGCGGCATCGACTGGGGGAACCCCCGAGCGGGTTCGACAATGTTCGTGTAGCCGTTGCTCACGCCAGAATCTCCCACCGAAAAACGAACGACTGCGCTCCCT